GGGCATAAACGGGAAAGGATTACAACCAACCTCCCCCTCTATGGACAGAGTAATACCACACTTAGGGTACGTAAAAGGCAACATAGCTTTTATATCAGCCTTAGCCAACACAATCAAGCAAAACGTTACCGAAAAAGAACTGTACGCCGTAGCCGACTGGCTACACGACAAACGAAAGGAAGTGCTAAATGCTTTCAAGGACAAACCTGCACCAATACCAAAACCGCCTGATACACCTGGCCGGAAGGATCCCGCACATGGGACTGTTCATGGAGCCGGGGCTAGGAAAGACTGTGACGGCGCTCAGCATCATCAAGGAGAATTCTTCGGGGCGGACACTGGTCATTGCGCCTAAGCGCGTGGCCGAATCCGTGTGGGCCCAGGAATGTCAGAAGTGGGAACACCTAAAAGATCTGCGCGTGATCAAGATCATGGGCTCACCACGTGAGCGCCTCACGGCATTGCACCAGTTTAATTGTGACGTGTTCATCATCAACGTGGATAACGTCCCATGGCTTGTGGACAACTGGATCTCTGGCCTGTTTGATAACCTGATCGTAGATGAGAGCTCGCGATTTAAGGATCCGAGCACGAAGCGATTCAAGGCGATCAAGAAGGTGCTCAACGAGTTCAAGCGCAGGCTGATACTAACGGGCACACCAACGCCGCAGGGCATGGGAGATCTGTGGGCCCAGGTTGGCATTTTAGATCGCGGCGAGCGGCTAGGGAAAACCCTTACCTCGTTCCGCGACACGTACATGTACGCCGCCGAGCGGAACAGGCACACGAACGTTGTGTATAAGTGGGCTGTAAGGCCGGGCATGGACAGCCAAATCCGGGACCGCGTTTCTGACATCTGCTTCAGCCTGCGCGCCGAGGATTATTTGACACTCCCGCCCCTGACTAACTTGTACCATACATGTACGATATCGTCGGAGGTCATGGCTAAGTACAAGCAGCTGCGCAAGGAGCTGGTGACGGAGATTGATGGCAAAGAGGTCACCGCGGTCACCGCCGCGGCGCTCGCCAACAAGCTCTTGCAATTCACGAGCGGCACGCTCTACACTGAGGAGGGTGAGGCGCAGAGCTCGGAGGAGAAAATCGAGTTCTTGGAGTCGCTGATCGAGGAGAACCCGCACCCGACGCTGGTCTTTTACCACTACAAGACCGCGCTCAAGAAGCTCAAGGAGCGCTTCCCCGAGGCGCAGGAGCTCTCGGACGACAACCTGGACATGTGGAGAGCCGGCAAGATCAAGATCATGCTGGCGCACCCGCAATCGGGCGGAATCGGTCTAAACCTACAGTGCAACGAGGGTCAGATCGCGCAGGTGGTCTGGTACGACCTGCCGTGGAGCTCAGAGAACTACATTCAGGCCAACGCCAGGGTGTACCGGCAGGGTCAGGAGAAGCCCGTGATCATCCACCACATACTGCTGGGCGGCACGATCGACGAGCAGGTGGTGAAGGTGCTCGAGGGCAAGATCAGCGCGCAGGAGGCGCTTATGAACGACTTGAAGATGGAGGGGTGATGGACAGGGTACAACTATTTAATGAGATCGTGCGAGCGTCCCGAGCGATCGGGGTGCCCAGCACGGACGCGACCAGCCTGGACCAGAAGCTCTCGGAGGTAAACCTTGACAGCCTTGACACGTTGTTAGTGAGCATTTACTATTGTGATGTGTACGGGATCTCCGAAGAGAAGGCCAAGAAGTTGCAACCAAAAACGCTCATGGAAATCTACGAGTTTATCGATCAGAACAAAACAAGAGAGCCTAAGACCATGGAGGAGGCGCTGAAGAAGATACGATGAGGATATACCTGACAAAGTACAGCACGCTCAGCACCGAGGCGCTTTACCTGGTGGAGGACCACGCGTACCCCCAGCGCGCGCACTTCTTCCCGGAGCTGTTCAAGGCCACAAAGTCTGGTCTGTTCTGCACCCCGCAGCGCGCCGTAGAGCGCGTGGTCACCCCGGAGATGGTGAGCTACATTCGCGGCAACCCGGTGCCAGGCAAGACCGGGTTCATACTAGCCGGCGGCTCACAGTCCTGGAACTCCGGCGGCGTGCCCGTGGACGAGCGGTACTTTGACAACTCCCTGGCGTACGCGTACAAGATGGAGATCCTCACCGTCACCAACATCTTCGGGTCGCGCATCGCCTCGCAGATTGGCGCCACGGATTACACCGCGACGGATGCGAGCACGTGCGCGTCGAGCCTAAAGGTCATGATGGACGTGAGGCACTTAATTAACCTGTACGGCTTCGACCGCGTGGTGGTGCTAGGCTTTGAGGACACCATAAAAAACCAGCTCCTCACGTTCTTTGGGTCGTCCATGACCACGCTAACCAAGAAGGACGACGACGCGGGAGCCAAGCCGTCCTCATTCGACAAAGTCAACCGTGGCTTTTACTTGGGCCAGGGCGCGGTGCTCGCCGTGTTTGAGTCGGACAGGGCGCTCAGGGACAACCCCAGCGCGGAGCTCCTGGGGGCCTACACAGCCTCGGAGCACAACGCTAACCCCATAGGCCAGCTCGAGGACGGGCAGGGCTACACGAGGGCCATACTGGGCGCTTTGGGGGATCGTAGCCCATCGGAGGTGGCACTGATCAAGACACATGGCACGGGCACCGGGATGAACAACAAGTCGGAGCGAGCCGCGATTGAGGGCCTCTTCGATGAGTTCATCGCCACATCGTACAAGCCACGCATCGGGCACACCATGGGCGCGAGCGGGTTGTTGGAGACCTGTCTGCTACTGGACAGCATAAAAAAGGGAGAGATACCAGAAATAAAGAACAGAACAGAGCGAGACACAAGATTTATATCAGAGCCCCAACCCGTTCCGAGGGGGCTCATGCTCTCGCTCGCGGCCGGCATGGGGAATGTTTTTTCGGCTGCACTATTTAATTATCATGATTATCACAAAATATAAAATAAATTGCGCCGCTCCACGGTTATCAGACGAGGAGCCGGACTTGATGGAGCAGGAGGATGTGGAGGGGATAACGTCGACGAGCTCAGAGGGGTGGGTGCCGTGGACGCACGACGACTTGATAGACATACGCAAGATCATGGAGAGCAAGATGCCGGTGAAGCAGCGAGAGGTTGTGGAGGCGTTCCTGATGGGCAACACCGCCGCGGACCTTGACGTCACCGAGAAGTACTGGAGGTACCACCTGAAACGAGCGCTCGAGCTTATACGCAAGGAGATGGGAATATGAAGCACTACAAGGAGTTGACAGACATTGAGACAGTGAGCATCAACCTGGACGTTCTGACTAGCACAGTACGCGTCTTGACATACGGCGCACCAAACGCAAACCGAAACGATGTGGAGTACTCCCTGCACAACATTACCGACCAGCTGGATGCATTAAACGTCAGGCTGCGTGAAACGTTTGATGTTTTATTTAACGCTATAAGAGAAGAGGGGGGTAAAAAAGATGAAGCTAAACCCAAGTCTAAACAAGACAAGGTTTGATCTCGAGGAAGCGATCATGAACCTGTGGAGCTCTGACCAGGACGTGGACACGCTGTTCAAGTACTACTACGACCGCCAGGGGGAGGTTGACGTAGAAGAAGTGGCGAACGCTCTGCTGGGAATAAAGCAGCTGATCCACATGCGCGGGATGCTAGCGTTTGAGTTATTTGAGAAACTGATAAAAGAAGAGAAATTATGAACCGCGAGATGAGACGACTGCTAGCAAAACAGATGAAACCCATGAAGGACCCGGTCAAGGAAGCGCAGCGCGTAGAACGAGCCTCGGCGATGACCAAGGTCATGATCAACCAGGCCCTGGGCACGGTCAAGGCCGCCAACCCACCACCGGACACCAGCAAAAAATCCAGGAAAAAATCCAGGAAAACCAATAAATTTTTCAGGGCCGTAATGGGTTGGCTTTTGCATAAGTAGAAGTAGGGCACGTCGGGAGACGCCCCTTTTTCACCCCCATTCTGTAACCGAAAGGAAGACCATGGAAGGCTTCAAGAAACTACCTAAGATGGCAGGAGGCGGAACGCCACCTAAGCCAGAGGGCGCCATCATGCCGGCGCCGGTGCGCCCGTTTAACCCCATGTCCCCACCCAAGAAAGAGGGCGTGCGCGGGTCGGGCAAGACCCTGGCCGAGCTCATGGGTATGGACAAGAAGAAGCGCGGCGGAAAGGTGTGCAAATAATGGCTACAGCATCCAAACCCGGCTTGTACGCCAACATCGCCGCGAAGCGTGAGCGGATCGCAAAGGGCTCAGGCGAGAAGATGCGCCAACCCGGTCAGAAGGGCGCGCCCACCGCCAAGGCGTTCAAAGAGTCAGCGAAGACAGCTAAAAAGTAATGGCAAAACAAAAGTTTGTGTTCAAGCCTGAGATGTGCGAGACGCTCATCGAGATGGGCAAGCAGGGCGCATCACAAAAAATGATGTGGTCCGAGCTCGGCATCAGCAAGGACGTCGCGGAGAACTGGAAGAAGAAGTACCCAGAGTTCGCGGAGGCGCTCGGAGTGGCCCTGGTGCACTCACAGGCGTACTGGGAGCGGGAGCTTCTAGCCAACGTCGGCAACAAGGCGTTCAACTCCCGGATCGCGGAGATCGCGCTGCGCGGTCAGTTCCCTACAGACTATAAGGAAACTAGAGACCAGAAGCTAGAGGTCAAGGCGGACGTGGTGGTGGACTTCACCGGCGCGGTTAACGACCTTATCTCGCAGCTAAAGAACGCAAAGCAATAACCCAATAAATTAGTCAACTACTGAACGGGACAGCCCAAAAAGCTGTCCCGTTTTGTATTAGTAGTAGTACAACTTAACCGCTAAACAGGAAAACCGTCATGACCGCTCACGCCGTTCTATCAGCCTCCGCATCAAAACGTTGGCTAACCTGCACCCCCTCGGCCCGTCTCGAGGCCACACTCCCAGAAATAAAACGATCCGCTGGCAGCTTTGACTACAGCCAGGAGGGCACCATGGCGCACACACTCGCCGAGGTGAAGCTTCGCCACCACTACGCGCAGATCGGGTTTGAGGAGTTCAAAAGAGAATCCGAAATTATCAAAGCAACGCCCTACTACAATGAGGAGTTTGAAGAATATGTCGATAACTATGTGTTATATGTACGCAGTCAAATTGGTGAGGGGGATACTCCGCTATTTGAGCAACGCGTGGATTATAGTGACTGGGCTCCTGACGGATTTGGTACTGCTGATGTCGTGGTACTGTCGAAGCACAAGGTTAGAGTCATCGACCTCAAGTTCGGCAAAGGCATCCCCGTCGAAGCCAAGGACAACCCGCAGCTCAGGCTCTACGCGCTCGGCGCCTGGAGCAAGTTCAAAGAAGACTACCCGGACATCAAAGAAGTCGAGTACACCATCGTCCAGCCCCGCCTCGACAGCATCACAAGCGACGGCACCTCGATCGCGAAGCTCGTCGACTGGGCGAACTACTTCGTCAAGCCAAAAGCCAAAAAGGCCTGGGCGGGCTCGGGCGAGTTCGTAGCCGGGGATCACTGCCAGTTCTGCCGCGCGAAGGCCACGTGCCGCGCACGGTCAGACTTTGTGAACGAGGTCGCCGCGCTAGAGTTCAGAGAGCCGGCGCTCCTGAGCGACGAAGAGATCGAGTTAGCATTTTCCCGATCGGGGCATTTGAAGTCGTATGTTAGCGATCTTGAGGCTTTCTTTACCGAACGGGCAATAAACAAGGGCCTGTCCCCCAAGGGTTACAAGCTCGTCACCACAAAGACTCACCGGCGCATAACCGACGAGCCCTTGGCAGCGACGATACTGCTTGACAAGGGATTCAAAACGGAGGAAATTATGGAACCGGCCTCGTTAAAGTCGATCGCGAAGCTGGAGAAGCTTGGGAAGAAGGGTTACGTGTCGGACCTGTTGTCGGTGCTGGTGGTAAAGCCGGAGGGGTCCCCCAAGCTTGTCAAGGACGAGAACGACGCCGCGGAGGATTTCAAGTGAGCAGACGACAACAGATAGCGGACAACTACGTGGGCGGTGACGACTTCCTATTCATGGACCCCGAGTACTTCGACGAGGCCATCATAGGTGTCGCGTCCAACTCGGTTGGCATGTCGGCCGTCGCGTACAGCGAACCAAAGATTATTGAGCTGCTGATTAGGCACGACAAGATGACACCGGACGAGGCCATGGAGTACTACCAGTTCAACATACTGGGCGCTTACCTGGGAGAGAACACCCCGGTGTTCATTGATGACGTGGTGCTAGAATGAGCCCTCATGTCTTCCTGAGCCTGGTGGGTTTGATGTACATACTGACCACGATCTCGTACTTCAAGGTTCGTCGTATTGGCATGATGATCGCGTTCGTGGGGTACACAATCGGGCAGATTGGTCTTATAATTGATTCGTTTGAAGTTGGCGATAAATCAGAGTAGAATTGCAGTACCGGTATGGACCCGCCGGATTCCAGGGTCATTACGTTAAACAAGGAGCCTAGTATGGCAAAGTCAGTAAAAATAGTAATCGGACCAGTTCGTTTTTCCTACGAGTCGGTCTTCGAGCCTCGAGCGATGCAAGAGGGAGCAACCCCCAAGTACTCAATTTCTTTGTTGATACCTAAGACGGACAAAGAAACCGTTGACAAGGTCAACAACTCTGTCGAGAAATCAAAGGAAGAAAACAAAGAGATCTGGGGTGGTAAGATCCCAGCAGTGCTCAAGGGTGGTCTTCGTGACGGTGACGCTGAGAAGCCAGACGATCCTGCTTACAAGGGCATGTACTTTATCAACGCCAACAGCCAGCAAAAGCCCGGCGTTGTTGACGCCGACCTGAACCCCATCCTGGACCGTTCGGAGTTCTACTCTGGCTGTTACGGACGCGCGTCGATCAGCTTCTTCGCGTACAACACCAGCGGATCCAAGGGGATCGGCTGTGGTTTGAACAACGTGCAAAAGCTCAGGGATGGAGATAAACTTGGCGGGTCATCAACCGCCGCCGAAGACTTTGCAAATTAAAGACTTCGTTAACAGAGCAACAGTAAATTAAACAGGAGTTTAATATGTCAAAAGCAGTTAGCTTAGACTTTTCAAAGTTCTTTCCGACCGACCAGTCGTTTGTCGCCGTGAAAGCCCGCGCGTCACAGGGTGATGATTTCTACATCAACCTGGCGTTTGGTGACGGTGAGAACAAGGTCACCTACTACGCGAGCGAGCACAACGCCAAGGAGACACTCAAGCAGATGCAGTTCATGCTCGAGGGTTTGGAGAAGAGCATGGAGTTCTTGCAAAAGGCGATCACGCTGCCCGTGTCGCCGGAAGAGATTAACCCAGTGTTCAAGTGGTTTGATAACGCCCAGGGCGCAGTAGCCAAGGCCCCGGCGAAGAAAGCCGCCAAGAAAAAGAAAAGCGTTGTAAAGTAGTACCTTGTAGTTGTTGTGCACTAGCCGCCGGCAGAACACCGCCGGCGGTTCCCCCTAACACACCAAGAAAAGAACCATGGACCAATACCAAGAATACATAGCCGCCAGCCGTTATGCGCGGTTTTTAGACGACAAGGGACGTCGTGAGCAGTGGAGCGAGACCGTGTGGCGTTACGTTGACTACGTCTTCTCACGCACCCCGGCAATTAAAGACAACACAGAACTCAAGGATCGCATCTACAAGGCAATTTATGACATGAAGGTCATGCCCTCGATGCGCGCCGTTATGACAGCAGGAAAGAGCGCAGACCGTGATAATACCTGTATCTACAATTGTTCGTATCTCCCCGTCGACGACCCGAAGTCTTTCGATGAAGCTATGTTCATCCTGCTCTGCGGTACTGGCGTCGGGTTCAGCGTTGAATCTAAATACATTACTCAGCTGCCAGAAGTGCCGGAGCACCTTTTTGAAAGCGAACATGTTATCGCTGTCCACGACTCCAAAGAAGGATGGGCCAAAGCCCTCCGACTCCTCATCGCGCACCTCTACGCTGGCGAAGTACCTAAGTGGGACGTCAGCAAGATCCGACCAGCGGGAGCCAGACTCAAAACCTTTGGAGGCCGAGCGAGCGGACCAGGACCCCTCGTGGACCTATTCACGTTCGCGGTTAACACCTTCAAGCACGCCCAAGGACGGAAGCTGAACACGCTCGAGTGCCACGACATGATGTGCAAGATTGGTGAGGTTGTGGTGGTTGGCGGCGTTCGACGTTCCGCCATGATCTCTCTGTCCGACCTGGACGACGAAAGGATTCGACATGCGAAATCTGGACCTTGGTGGGAGACTGCGCCGCACCGGGCACTTGCTAACAACTCTGCTGTTTATAATAACACCCCAACTGTTGGTAAGTTTATGGAAGAATGGCTTAGTCTTTACAATTCTCATTCTGGGGAGCGTGGTATATTTAATCGCGAAGCTGCTAAGAAAACTGT